GCGCCGTGACTATGAAGAAGACGATGAGGACGAGGAAGAAGAGCGTCCACGCCGTCGCCGCGATTAATTGACATCCGGCATTGAGAGCCCGCCGAGCGCGGGCTTTTTCTTTAGGAGTATTCACCGTGAAACACCTCTATCTCGACCTTGAGACATTCTCCGAAGCCGATTTGAAAAAATGCGGCTCTTACGCGTACGCCGAACACCCATCCACTGAAATATTGCTGGCTATCTACGCGATTGACGACGGCGATGTGGTTTGCTGGGACTGCACAGACGGCAGCCGTATGCCGGACGAACTGCGTAAAGCTCTCCGTCAGGTGCAGCGCCATAAAATGAAAATCGTCGGTCAGAACTTTCTTATGTTCGACCGCCTGGTTATCAAAAACTGCTGGGACATCGAACTCGACCCGCGCGATATTCTCGACACCATGGTGATGGCCTTCCGCCACTCTCTCCCCGGCAGCCTGGCCGGGTTGTGTGAAGTACTGCAGATTGATGAAGACCTGGCAAAGGACAAGAGCGGTAAGGCGCTCATTAACCGCTTCTCTAAGCCGACGCCAAAGAATTACAAGATACGCCGTTACGACCGCACCACGCATCCGGAAGAGTGGAAGGCGTTCATTAAGTATGGGCGTTCGGATATAACCTCGATGCGTGAAGTGTTCTATGCGCTGCCGGATTGGGGCAACATCGAGTTCGATAACACGGTGCTCGCCGTAGACCAGCGCATCAACGACCGTGGATTTTTCGTCGACACAGCCTTGGCCAACGCAGCGATTGATGCGGTGAAGCAGCATAAAATAGAATTACAAGCTGAAGCCAATGAGAAGTGGGGCGCTGGGTTAACCGGCGCTGCGTTCCTCCCAACGCTGCGCGACCTCGCACCGGCACATGAAATTCTCAACGCGCAGAAGTCCACCCTTAACGACTTATTGTCGGATGACGACTTGCCGGATGAAGCGCGCACGATTATCGAGATGCGTCTCGGCGCCAGCTCCACGGCATCTACCAAGTACAATCCGCTGCTGCTGGGTTTGTCTGCTGATGGTCGCCGTCGTGGGTGTATCCAGTACGGCGGGGCTAAGCGCACACTCCGTTGGGGTGGCCGACAGTTTCAGCCACAGAACCTGGCGCGTGGTTACTTCGAAGGCGAAGAACTGGCTGCGGGTATTGATATGCTTCTTAAAGGCCGTGCGCACTGGGCGTATGATGTTTCTAAGTTAACCGCCTCGACGGTGCGCAGCTGCATTATACCGGAGCCAGGGAATAAGCTGGTTGTTGCCGATTATTCTAACGTGGAAGGTCGCGGTCTTGCGTGGCTGGCTGGGGAACAGGCCGCGCTCTCTACGTTTCTAGCGGGACTGGATATCTACTGCGTTACGGCCGGTAAGATGTTTGGTTTAGACCCAGACCATATTAAGAAGATGCGAAAAGACCTGCGTCAGATAGGTAAGGCATGCGAATTGGGTCTCGGCTACGGGGGAGGCGTCGCCGCGTTCCTCACGTTCGCCAAGAACCTCGGCCTCGACCTGTACGCAATGGCCGAGACGATGAAAGGCACCTTCCCCGACCACATCTGGGCAGCAGCGAAACGAGGCTACGAGTATGCGCGTATCCAGGAGAAGAACAAGAAAGGCTTTCGCGACCAGAAGCCTGAGCGCCCGTCTTACGACCTGCCGAAGAATGTATGGCTTACCTGTGACAGTATCAAGCGCATGTGGCGCGAATCACACCCGGCAACCTGCCAGTTCTGGAGTGACCTGGAGTCAGCGGCAATGAATGCTATTAAAGACCCCGGCGTTGCGTACTGGGCCGGCGCAGCGGTGCGTGAGAACGGCGACCGTGCGATTAAGATTACCCGCACCTTTACCCGAGAGAAAGGCGAACGTGTGCCGGGGTGGTGGCTGAAGGTCGAGCTGCCGTCGGGCCGCATTCTGTCTTATCCGGGCATCGGTATTAGCGTCGAGAAAGTCACCCTTGACCAAGAGGATAGTGGAGAAATTCTGGATGAAAGACCGGTTCATGACGACAGATTATATTCTATAGGTGATGGTTACTATTTCCGTGAACCGAAGCCTACCTATCGCGAACGCATCCGCTACATGGGGGAGAACCAGACCACGCGGCAGTGGGGCAAACAGTACACATACGGCGGTAAGCTTGCGGAAAACATTACGCAGGCACTGTGCCGCGACCTGCTGGCATATGCCTTGGTTACGGTAGAAGATGTTGCTGGTTGGCCCATTATCCTTCATGTGCATGACGAAATCGTGACCGAAGTGCCAAATACAGACGATTATACTGTATCTAAGCTGGAAGAACTTATGTGCCGGCTGCCGGTGTGGGCGTCGGGGTTCCCACTTGCGGCGGAAGGTGCAGAACTTTTCCGTTACGCCAAGTGATGAAATAATACTGTTGTAATACTGTGGCGGCGATGCTAGTATCAGGTCGTCACCTTTTCTTTCTGAGGAAATACCATGAAATATGCAATTTGTGAAGTTGAACAATTTTTCGACGAAAAATTCGACGAAAAATTCGACGGAACTTTCTGCCGTGTGTCGCGCGTGTTACAGATATTTGATTACAAAGAATACGCCGAAGCTGCGATGAATATCTTTGACCCAAGCCGTTACGGAGATTACGACACGGTTTTGCGTATTGTGTCTGAAGCTAAACTCGACGAAACATTCCGCTAAGGAGTAAATATGAAACCTCTAGCGTTCCTGATGCCTTTATTCCCCGCACGCATTCGAGTGTTTTTCAGCTTCGAAGATTTCATGGCGCGCTATCCGTGGGAAAAATCAATTGAAGCGTCGACATATAACGCCTTCGTAACGGCAATGCCCGACGGCATCTGCATGGTGTTTATTAACTACAGTGACCGCGTTCTGGTTCATGAAAGCATTCACGCAGCTATGCACGTCATGCTCCGTTGTTGCGTAAAAGTCGATGAGCATAATGACGAGCCCCTGGCTTATTCAACCGATTATATTTTCCACCGTGTGCAGAAGCACCGCGCTAAGGAATTAGCAAATGACAACGCCTGATAAAAATCTTAGTGAAGCAAATGCCTGGCGCTCTTTCGATAAATGGTTCAAAGAAACGGTAGTCAAGCAACAACCAGAAATACACGCCAAAGTTACAGAAGATTTATTCCGTGACGGGTGCCATTCTGCGTGGGTACATCGCGCGCACGTTATTGAGGCGCTGCTAGAAAGGATAGAAGAACTAGAAAGCGAGGCGAACAATGGCTAAAACAAAAGAAGGCGACGTACAGCAGTACGGCATGAAGCGCCTGAAAGATAAAGGCTGCTTAGTGCGCAAATTTCATTACGAAGGTCGTCGCGCAGCGCCAGACACTATTAACTTCATACCGACGCCGTTAATGCTTTACCGCGGCTTTCCATTAACCCGAATCCTATTCATAGAATACAAGGCCGACGAAAACATTCAACCGGAACCACACCAGTTGCGCGAGCACGACCGTATCCGGGCTGCCGGTGGGGATGTTCGGGTCATCGGCTCACGGCAGCAGGTGGACGATTTAATCAAGGAGCTTTTCCCTGAATGAATTACTATAACGAATTTGACCCTCATGCGGCCGCGTGGCTGCGTGAACTTATCTCAGAACGATTGATACCAAGAGGCTTAGTAGATGAGCGAAGCATTACCGAAGTTAAAGCTGAAGACCTCGAAGGCTTCACACAGTGCCACTTCTTCGCCGGAATCGGAGGCTGGCCTCTCGCGCTGCAACTCGCAGGAATTCCCAGCACTGAACCGCTGTGGACGGGCAGTCCGCCGTGCCAGCCTTTCAGTGCCGCCGGAAAACAGCTCGGACAGTTCGACCCGCGACATCTCGCGCCAGTCTTCCTCGACCTCATCAGTCAGTGCCGCCCTCCAGTCTTGTTTGGAGAACAGGTTGCGCCAGCAATTGCAAAATCGTGGATGTGCGATTTACAAACTCACCTGGAAGGAGAAGACTACACCGTCGGGTTTGCCGTACTCCCAGCTTGTAGCGTCGGCGCCCCGCACAAAAGAGACAGACTATTCTTTGGCGCAAGCCAATTGGGCGACGCCGATAGTAAACGACACAACCGGCAGCACTCACTGCTACAGCGGGCCGCAGAAGAAAATATGTCTGAAACTACCAGGTCAAGCGAAACTGGCAGTGTGGCCTACCCCATGTGCGAACAATTCGACCGGCGCGGGGCATCAGGGTCGGGAAGGCGGCCTAAATCTACAAACGGCGACACAGATGGCGGCGTGGCCGAGTCCAACAGCGAACAGCAACGACAGGTCTCCGAATCCAGAAAATGCGATGAGCATGTACAGGCCGGATGCCAGCAAGATTCAGCAGAGGCTACAGGACTTTGCAGCAATAACGCAACCTATCCGTATCACGGTTTCTGGTCAGATGCTGACTGGCTCGGATGCCGGGATGGGAAGTGGCGGCCAGTTGAATCCGGCACATTCCCGCTGGCTAATGGGG